GGCTTCTTATCAGTCTCACAGATGTAGGGGATTACCAACTCTTCGGACATCCATTGTACCACGTCCAGACTGTCATCACACCATTTCATAACGTGTCGTTCCCACCCCGAACGGTAGACGACATTGTCCACGTCCCCAGCATACTTCTCTGGGTTCTTTGGTTTGAACCGTCCTTTATATGTCTTCACGTTTTAATAACACCATGTGGTTCATACGATCGGTAGCAGGGTACGTGAACTCACGTTCTATTTCGTATGGAAAGTCTGATTTGGATAGAAAATGTTGTACCAATCTTTTTGGATTAGGTGAGTCTATCTTCTCATCCATTGACAGTCGGCCGACGTAGTCGTCGAATAGAATGTACTTGGGGTGTGATTGTTGACATAGGTTCAAGTCCCGTGACATACCATCGATGCTGTGATCGCCATCAATGAATATCATATCATAGTGGGACACCTTAGATGGGTCGAGATCGTGTGAACTCATGTGAGTGAACTCGAACCTATCGGGGTACATATCAATGAGTTTATTAGCGTTGACCGCTGTATGGTCGTATTGGCATATATCAATCGAATGATATTTAAGCGAGGTGTCGGTGTTTAGAAAAACGTATGCGCTGTGTCCGTAGTTGAATCCTATCTCCAAGATGTTTTTGGAACGAGTCATCTTCAATATTACATATACCATTCGGCAGGTCATGTCGTTTGGTATAACATGACCTTCTTCATAAGGCGGCCATCCATCGGTAAGGAATTTGGTATCGTTTACTAAGTTCATTGTTTTTATGTATAAATAGTCAAACAGTATTTATAAACATAGGTTCACCCTCATGGCTATACTAGAATTTTTGTCGGAAATATTCGATCTATCACCCGAAGAAAAAACCGAAGCAGCAAAGAAAGAAGAACAACCACAGAATGTTGCTGATAAAGCTCCATCTAAATTAATATTTCCTGTCCATTCTCAAGACAGGTATGGCGCAAGCATATCCTTTAAAATATTTGAGATAGTCCCGCCGGGTCTTACTTCTAGCGCTGCAGATGTTGCTTCTACTCTACAGGGAGATGAAGAATATAGAAAGTTATTAAATGAAGAAGACGAATTAAAGACTAAGAGAAGGGATGGAGAACTAACCGACGCTCAGTACGAAAGAAAGTCTAAAGAAAATAAGAAGGCTATTGATAACAGATTCGTCGAGAAAGGGGGTGAGTTATCCTTTACTAGTAGTGAAATGAGAGACACCGATGAATCTGTAAAGTTGTATTTACCTGTATCACTGCAACAAAATGACGGTCTTAATTATGCAACACCTGAACTGGGTGCTATAGGTGCTGGACTTGCCCAACAATTCAGTGGAGGTAAAGGTATCCTAGGAGCCTTAGCGGACACCGCATCAAAAGGAATGACGGGAGTCATGGATTTTGCTATGGGTAACCTATCTGGTGCTCAGGCAGCACTTGCGATGAACAAGATGGCAACGAGAATAGGTAAGGCTGGCGGAGTTAGCGCAGAGGCGAATATGGCATCATCTCTAGTGGGTGGTGTAACCGTGAACCCTAACGTACGTGCATTATTCAAGGGTGTGAACATAAGAGAGTTTTCATTCGCATTCAAATTTATTGCAAAGAGTGCTGAAGAAGCAAAGGCAGTCAAGAAAATTATTCGAAGATTTCGTATGTATGCCTATCCGGAATCAATTGATGTTGGTGGTGTTAGTGCGGGTTATAAATTCCCACACATGTTCGAATTAGATATTATGTATCAACCGAAAGAAGGATCTCCGGTTCGTGTTGGTAATCGAATGAAAAAGTGTTACCTAAAGTCAATCGCTACTAACTACAATGCCAGTAGTATGGCATTTCACCCAGACGGTCAACCTGTAGAAATCGACCTATCATTAAACTTCGTCGAAGAGAGAACACTGACCCGCGCAGATATTATGGAGGATGATGGATACTAATGTCATATTTTAAGAATTTCCCATTAAGCTTTTATTCCTTTGGCGACAGCGAAGAATCGGCTGTTGTCCAAAACATCGCAACCTATGTTGATATACTAGATGATGTTAAAGGTAATTCAGCATTCTATCAAAACTATTATGTTCAAGGTGGAGAAAGACCAGATCAGACTGCGTTTACTTTATATAGAAATCCTCATATGCACTGGACATTTTATTTAATGAATGATAAGATACGTGAACAGGGTTGGCCTCTAGAATATAGCGGTGTTGTAGAAAAGGCAAAATCGGATTACTCGAACTTTACTATAACAACCACCGGACCTATACACGATACATTTACTATAGGCTCTACCATAACTGGGGGTGATAGTAACGCGACGGGTACTATTGTACATAAGAACTTGGACCTAGGTCAAATCGTAGTTAAGTTATCAAGTGCTTTAGAATTCCATGTGGCCGAGGTTGCCATATGTGAGGGTGATATGGTTACTGTAACTGGGGCGTCCAAAGAATATCTTGCAGCGAACCATTATGTACTTAATAATGAAAGAGTCGATCTTGATCTAAGTAATATGAGTGTTCCTTTAGGTGCAGTTCCAAAAACCAATCTAGATTTCTATATTGAAGAAAATGATAAGTTGAAACAGATACGTGTTATTAAACCGTCGTCTATCAACACTATTCAAACATTGTTTAATGAAGCATTGAGATCGTAATGAGTGATAAAGCCCCAGCAGAACAGGACTTTTCTGATAACCTTTCTATACAGCGTGTATTACTTGAAACTTCTGCTTCTAAACCAACTATTGAGATATCCAGTACAACTAGTGGGATAGACATTTTTGAACACCTCGACAAACCTTATCTAACTGCCGCACTGGCATACGTTGATCAAGAAGATATAATTGGATCATTAGATATTTCAGGTGGTGAGAAAATTACTATAGATCTGAAGAGTATGCAGAACAGTTCAACACGAGTTGTTTCCAAAACATTCTTTATTGATAAGATAGTCAGCGCTGATAAGACATCGGATAATGTAGAGATGTTCGTCTTTCATCTGATCGAAGATATCGGATACCTATCTAACCTACACAATTTGAATAGATCCATGAGTGGCAAGCCTAGTGCTATTATCTCGACTATATCTAACGAGTTCTTTTCAAAAGATATTAAGAGTTCATCTACTGACTTTCAATCAATGAAGGTCATTGTACCTAACTTAACTCCGATAGAGGCTATGTGTTGGATTAAGAACCGCGCATCGACCAGTGACGGGTATCCATTTTATTTGTACTCGACCTTAGTAGATAAAGAGTTAAACTTCAATGATCTCCGAAGCATGATGACAGGAATAAAAATAAATCCAGATATGCCTTTCACCTTTTCAGAAAGCGCATCTGGTAATGATGAACAACCTACAGTCGCTCGCAATAGAACAATAATGAGACATCAAGCTAAGAACACCAACAATATATTTGGATTGATTCGCGAAGGTATGGTAGGGTCCAAGTATTCTTATGTAGATGTAACTAAGAATAAGGTTGTAGACTTCGATTTTAATATCGATAATGAAGTTGTTAAGTTACTAAGACAAGATAAAATTGTTAATAAGGGTACTCCTATATTTGATAGTTCTAGGCTAGATGATACGAAGGGTGATATTACTAGCAGAAAGATCACACAGATAGGCGGTACAAACGCATACGATACACAAAAGTCTTACATGGAAAGTGAAACCAGTGGACAGTATAAACTTAATATCGTCAATCGATCAATGGCGTATATGTTGACTAATAATAAGATAGACATAATCGTTGACGGTGTTGAATTCCTAGACGGAAACGCGAACAAGACTATCGGTAACAAGATCGATATACGGTTTTTACGTAATACCAACACTGAGCAAAAAGACAGAATATATGATAGAAAGAAGTCGGGTGATTTTTTAATCTTCGCATGTAAACATACAATATCCCCAAGAACATATACACTAACTCTATCTGCTATGAAACTATCTAATGGAGAATTGTTATGATACCTAAAAGTTTTGTTGAGTATTATGGAGACCATACACGATGGTTCCTAGGTACCGTGGTCGATATCTTTGATCCACTGAAACTAGGACGTGTTAAGGTCAAAGTGCACGGTGTATACGATGAGATCAAGGATAAAGATTTACCTTGGGCACAAGTGACCATTCCGGTTACAACAGCAATACATGAAGGCAAAGGACAGAATCTTGGTATGTTAGTGGGTACTCAGGTTTTTGGTATCTTCTTGGATGGTCAGAACTCTCAGTTGCCGTTGGTTGTGGGGTCGATTCCGAAAGAAGATGACACAAACGAGAAGGCATTGAATGCATATCCGTACAATAAAGTGTATGAGACTGAGACAGGTCACTTTAAAGAATATGACGATTCTTCAAATGGGCGTATCCGTGAAGAACATAGGTCAGGTACATACTATGAGATGCAAGACGACGGTAGTCGTGATACCACCATACAGGAGAATGACGTTCTACGGGTCAAGGGTGATATAGAGATCAGAGGAGATAAGGACGCTAACATAACTATTAAAGGTGATTGTAATATAATTGTCACAGGTGACGCGAAGATTTCTGCAAATAATGTAACAGTACGGGCGTCCGATAAAATATCCTTATCCGGAACTGTTGTTAAAATAAACTCATGACTAGTTTACCTTGTGGTGGTGGGAACCTACCCACTAAAGCAGATTATGTTAATATGATGAATCAGATCTCTAAGATCCCGTCGGACTTGGAGAGTATGCTAGTGGACGCACAGTCCCAACTGGAAGCACAGAAGACAGAGACACTAGACCAAATAGAAGATCTCAAACGTCAAGCGAGAGAGGCTGAGGGTGACGCACGTGCGCAACTAGACGCAGAGATTGAGAAACTAGAATCAATGGACATTGGTCTGGAGATTCAGAAAGAAATAGAAGATCAGATAAAAGAGATTACCGATACGATAGAGGGAGTTGGTGATCTACTGGCCCCGTGGTGGCAGAAAGGTCAGGTACGAGATTGGGAAAAGGAAGCGGAAGACGCATTCACTGAACTCATACAGGACTACCATATATTCATTCCCATGAAGATCATGGAACTTATCAGTGCAATCATACCAGTGACATTTACTGTGCCTATACTTGGACTATCCATAGATGTTTTGAAAATATCTACCGCTGAAGAACAAGAGAGACTCAAGGCACAGATTAGTGGAGACACCGAAGGGTTCCGCGCAAGTCTACAGCAACTGAAGGATGATTTTGAAAGTGGTAAGTTAGAACAAGATGCCTATGACTCTGCGATGGATACGCTACAGGAAACGAAGAATCAAATCGTTGATACCTTTTATAGCTTAGTTCCAGCCGAGTACCAATACTTCAACGGTGAGTTTGGTGTGGAATGTGGTGAGTGGAAGGCAAAACTAACATGGTCTTATATCAAGAACGAGATCATGGCGTTTGTTACCGGATCATTATTTGAACTGTTCGATAAATTAATCGGTAAGTTCAAAGCGATATGGGACCCATTAGGATTACCCTCTTTACCTATACCGTTAGACTTTGATATTGCAGCATGGATACGTGCTCAGGTAGAGGCGGCAAAGGTCAAGGCAGAACGTGAAATAAAACGCATAGAGGATCAGGCAGAACAACTACAATCCGATATAGAGAACTTTGACATGGATGCAGAGATCACTAAAATTAAAGATGACATGTTATCACAGATCACTGATCTTGCGCTACCATTTCCCGCACCATTCAATATACCATTAAAGGATGTGTTCGGGGGTGATATTGATAAGAAAACTATCTGTATAGAAGATGAGATACATCAATTGACTACTGCGGCTAGGGATTGGTTCGAAAACGCAAAGAAAGGACTACTATTCGATTGGGTTAAGATTGTTAAGAAGTTTTTCAATGCTATAGGATTAGGTGCTATATTTGATTTTATTGACTTGACTTTATGTGACGTTCTTGGTATGATAGGTATCCCAACTTCATTCGATATAACTTTACCTGAATTGCCGCCAATCGATGTTGCAATTCCTGTATAAATAGTACAAAAAGAGTTGATAGACTAATGGCAAAGAATTTTTCAATAGAAGATGGTAATCTATATAACGCTCCGATCACTACATCGATTAAGCGAATCAACAAAGATATCGATACTAGTTTTACCGCAAAACCTTCTACAGGTGACATCTATAAGGTCACCGATGCTGCGGCAGTCAAACAATCAGTTAAAAATTTATTAATGACGGAAAGAGGTAAGACACCTTTCCGTCCGTATTATGGTGGAGGTTTGGAAACTTTTCTATTCTCTCTATCAACCGATCTAGAACCATCCGATATTGAGAACAGAGTACGACAAACTATTGAAGCACATGAACCTAGAGCAAAATTAGTAGACGTGGAAGTTACCATCAAAGAAGATTACAATGCCGTTAATGTGGTTATTGTATTTGATGTTATAGGATCTACTAAACGAGTAAGTCTAGGACTAACTATTGCAAGGACAAGATAAATGACTATTAATTCATCTGACTTAGATTTCTATGATATCAAGTCTAAACTAAAGACGTACTTCAAACAAAGTGATGAGTTTGCAGATTATGACTTTGAGGCAAGTGGGCTGTCTAATATTATGGATGTGCTGGCATACAATACACACGTCAATGGTCTTATTGCAAACATGTCAATCAATGAATCGTTCTTGAGTACATCTCAATTACGTTCATCCGTCGTATCTCATGCAGAGAGTCTAGGGTATTTCCCTACATCGATGACTGCAGCTCGTGCGGTGGTAGATGTTGAAATAACAGTATTGAATAATGCGCCCACATCTTTACCACTAAATGCAGGGTCCAAGTTCTTCGTCACAATCGACGAAACTAACTATGAGTTCTTTACACTACAAACCTATGAAGCGATTAATGATACCACAGGTAAGTTTGTATTTCCTAATGTAACACTAGTAGAAGGAAAAGTCAAGACAAAAACTTTCTTGGCTGATAGTAATATAGATGTACCATACGTCATATCAGATAATAATATAGATGTTTCTACTATGTCTATATCGGTATTCCCTAACGGAAACTCAAGCGAGTCTAATAGTTATTTCAATATAAAAGAAGTTGCGACGATTACCGATCAATCTCGTGTTTACATCGTACGCGAATCAATGAATGGTTTTTATGAAGTATTGTTCGGTGACGGTAATGTGCTTGGTCAGCGACCACAAGCAGGTAATATAATTTCAATCGAGTATATCTCTACCTCTGGGGTAGAGGGAAATGGTGGTTCTGAATTCAACCTGAATGAATATACGGGAGAAGACTACTCGACTAATATATCTTTGGTATCTGCATCAGCGGGAGGTTCTTCCCGTGAGTCTATTTCTCAGATCAAGATGAACGCGCCTCTGGCATTCTCTGCACAAAACCGTTTGGTTACTGCTGACGATTACACGGGTATGATCATGAGTAAATATGGTAGTTATTTAAGAGACGTTTCAACATGGGGTGGTAATGATAACATACCCCCACAATATGGTAAAGTTTTTGTTAGTTTAAATTTTGCTGACGGTATAAATGAAGAATCCAAAGCTACGGTTGAGAACTTGATCCGTAGTCAGTTGACATCCAACTTATCTATTATGTCTATAGATACAGAATTCGTCAATCCTGAAATTACTTATTTGGAACTAGTTACTAGATTCAATGTTGATCCAGTCAAGAATATTCCTGCCTCACAATTAGAAGTTGCGGTCGAATCTATTATTACTGAATATACAAATTTGACATTGAGTTCATTCGATTCATCATTCAGACGATCTAATCTATTAACTCTGATAGACAATCACTCCAACGCAATCCTAAACTCTAAGATGGAAGTCAAAGTTCAACAACGATTGGACATCGATTCTATAGTTACTGATTTAAATGTTGCTAGAAAAGCACTAGATCCTCAGTCAGAAGACTTGACTTTTTTGGAAAAAGACTTTACAATAAACTACCCAGTCGTTATCGCTTCGCCAGATAAAGATGATCATATTATTCAATCGTCTATGTTTAAGTGGTATGATAAAAACGTATTTGTTAGAAATGAACTGGGGTCTACCCGATTACAATTGTTTGATGTCAACGGAGATGTCAAATTAAGCAATGCAGGTTTCTATGATGCAGCTAAAGGTACCGTGAATCTCAGGGCCCTTCGTATTGATGTAGACGGTTACTTGAGCAGCGGATTAAAAATATCTGCAACTCCAGCCAACCAGAGCACAATATCCCCGCTGAGGAATTACATCATAAAACTAGACTCAAGTGGATCTACAGTAATCAGTAATACAGAGCAAGGGTCTACTAAGGTCTTATTATAATGTCCGAATTTCTAGAGAATCAATATAGGATTAATCCTAAATTCCACCAGAATCAAGTAAAGAGTATTCTACCTGAGTTTTATCAAACAGAATATCCTAAACTAGTTTCTTTTCTAGAGACGTATTATAAGTATACGGGTGAAGACGGATCTATTTCTTTTGACGAACAAATTCAAAGATTGTTCAATATAAGAAACATTGCATCAACAGATCTACGATATTTGGATCTATTAATTTCTGAGCTTAGCGATGGATTAGAATCTGCTTCGTTCTATAAGAATCCGCGATTAATGACAAGATTACTTGCGGACTTATATCGAGCAAAAGGAACACAAATATCAACTGAACAGTTTTTCAAAGCATTCTTTAATGAAGATGTTGAAGTATCTTATCCTAAGAAAGATCTCTTTATTTTGAATGATAAACCTGGCGGTTCATTAATTGGACCTCAGTCACTACACTATATTCAAGACGATAGACGATATCAAATATTCTCAGTTCTTTTGAGAACAGGTCTATCGTTATTAGATTTTGAAACGTTATATAAAAAACTGATACATCCAGCAGGATTCTATCTTGCAGTGGAGACTGTCACTCAGAGTTCTGCTGAGGTTGGTCTTGAAGCTGGAGAAGTTACAGATCCTCTAGAAGTACCTAACTATGCTATCGAACTCCAGACCAGACAGATGGGTTCACATGTACAAGCAAGATATTCTCTACTTACTATGGAAGAGAATGACGATATTGATAAACGAACTCAGGATCAGAAAGACACTGCTACAGGTATTGTCGTGAGTTCTTTAGAAACACTAGACAAATATGATGACATTTCTTTACAGCAGTTGGTAGATGATTTCACCACAGTCGCAGAATGGGCAGGCGTGAAATCCCCAACATTGGATGATGAAGGTTTAGACCTATCTCAAGATTATGAAACTTTAGACGCATCAGACCACTAATAACGGAATCCAAAATGACAAGAAGAATTCTAGACACAGGCGGAGCTGCCAACGACGGGAAGGGGGATACTCTTCGTGAAGCCAGTGAAAAAATTAATGCAAACTTCCAAGAACTTTATGATCTAACCACACTGTCAGGTGATGGTGATATTACTATAGGAGATCTTAGTGATATCGTTGATAGCTCTGTAAGCAAAGCAATCGGAAGTGCAGATCTAGGCGATGCTATTAGTAATAGTGCTACAGTAAGTTCTTTAGGTACACGGGTAACTCAGAACGAAGGATTGATAACAACACTTGATCAGCAAATCGCTGACATCAACACATTAATTGAAAATACTGATATCGGCGAAAAGGGCCCGCAGGGTGATCCAGGCCCGATAGGACCACAAGGATCTCTAGGATGGCAAGGTACTGTTGGACCTATAGGACCACAAGGTAGCGTTGGTGCTCAAGGAGAACAAGGTGTTCAGGGTAACGTTGGTGAACTAGGACCACAAGGTAATGTTGGTGCTCAGGGCGAACAGGGTGTCCAAGGTAACGTTGGTGAACTAGGACCACAAGGAGAACGGGGCGCACAAGGAGAACAAGGTGTCCAAGGTAACGTTGGACCATTAGGTGCACAAGGAGAACGAGGTGCTCAAGGAGAACAAGGCGTTCAAGGAAACGTCGGTGAACTAGGTCCTCAAGGAGAGCGGGGTGCTCAGGGTTTCCAAGGCGTTCAAGGTAATGTCGGTGAACTAGGACCACAAGGTAACGTTGGTGCTCAAGGAGAACAAGGTGTTCAGGGTAACGTTGGACCATTGGGTGCTCAGGGTATTCAGGGTTCTCAAGGTGAACAAGGTGTCCAAGGTAATGTCGGTGAACTGGGTGCACAAGGGGAACAAGGTGCACAAGGAGAACAAGGTGTTCAAGGTAATGTTGGTCCATTAGGTGCACAAGGTCAGCAAGGCGCACAAGGGGAACAAGGTGTCCAAGGTAACGTTGGTCCATTGGGTCCTCAAGGTGAGGCCGGCGCACAAGGTGAACAAGGTGTCCAAGGTAATGTTGGTCCATTAGGTGCTCAGGGCATTCAGGGTTCTCAAGGTGAACAAGGTGTTCAAGGAAACGTTGGACCTCTAGGACCACAGGGTGGACAAGGTGCTATAGGTGAACAGGGCATCCAAGGTAATGTTGGTCCATTAGGTGCTCAGGGTGATCGGGGACCACAGGGCTTCCAAGGTATTCAAGGTAATGTTGGTCTATTGGGTCCTCAAGGTTCGCCGGGTACGGTTGGTCCACAGGGTGTTCAAGGTAATGTCGGTGAGATAGGACCACAAGGAGAAGCTGGTGCTCAAGGGTCCACTGGACTTCAAGGTAACGTCGGTCCATTGGGTGGACAGGGTGTCCAAGGATCACAGGGTACTGTCGGTGTTCAAGGTAATGTCGGTGTTCGTGGTGCACAAGGTGAAGATGGACCACAAGGTTCTACCGGCGTACAGGGTGAAGTAGGAGATAAAGGTGCTCAGGGTGAAGCAGGCCCACAGGGATCTGCTGGTATTCAGGGCAACGTCGGAGACAAAGGTTCTCAAGGCGATAAGGGAGAACAAGGAGAGCAGGGTCTACAAGGAAACGTTGGAGACAAAGGTGTCCAAGGTAGTCAAGGTTTTCAAGGTTCTGTTGGCGTTCAAGGTAACGTTGGTGATAAAGGTGCTCAGGGAGACACTGGTGCACAGGGTCTAGTTGGTCCTCAAGGTGCAGTCGGAGACACTGGTGCACAAGGTGAAACTGGAGCCACAGGAGAAAAAGGTGCAACTGGTGAAACTGGAGCGCAGGGTGGTCAAGGTCTTACTGGTGATCCAGGCCCTAAAGGTCCAGCAGGAACTACGCCAGGCCCAGTAGGTCCACAAGGATTGCCTGGCGATGCGGGTCCTCAAGGACCAGCAGGTACAACCCCAGGCCCAGTAGGTCCACAAGGTGCTACAGGTGACGCAGGTCCACAAGGTGCTGTAGGTGATACTGGTGCACAAGGTGAAACAGGCGCACAGGGTATTGTAGGACCGCAAGGTACAGTTGGTTCTCAAGGTAGTGCAGGTGCACAGGGTCAAGCTGGTGCCCAAGGTGCGGTTGGATTCCAAGGTGCACAGGGACTAGTAGGTAATCAAGGTGCTGTAGGTGATCAGGGTGCTCAAGGTGATACTGGTGCGCAGGGTAATGCGGGTACACAAGGAGCAGTAGGTAACCAAGGTGCTGTAGGTGATCAGGGTGCTCAAGGTGATTCTGGTGCTCAAGGTGACACTGGACCGCAAGGTGCTGTAGGTTTCCAAGGTGCACAGGGATTAGTAGGTAATCAAGGAGAGCAAGGTGCTCAAGGCGCAGTTGGATTCCAAGGTGCACAGGGACTAGTTGGACCACAAGGAGAACAAGGTTCCCAAGGTGCTGTAGGTTTCCAAGGTGCCCAAGGTCTAGTTGGACCACAAGGTGAGCAAGGTTCCCAAGGTGCTGTTGGATTCCAAGGTGCACAGGGTCTAGTAGGTAATCAAGGAGAACAAGGGGATAAAGGAAATCAAGGCGAGCGTGGAGCTCAAGGTTTAGTAGGTCCTCAAGGAGAACAAGGTTCTCAGGGTGAAGTTGGATTCCAAGGTGCACAGGGTCTAGTTGGACCACAAGGTGAGCAAGGTTCCCAAGGTGAAGTTGGATTCCAAGGGGCGCAGGGTCTAGTAGGTAATCAAGGTGAACAAGGTGCCCAAGGTGCGGTTGGATTCCAAGGTGCACAGGGTCTAGTTGGACCACAAGGAGAACAAGGTTCTCAGGGTGCTGTTGGATTCCAAGGCGCCCAAGGTCTAGTTGGACCACAAGGAGAACAGGGTGCACAGGGTGCTGTAGGTTTCCAAGGTGCACAGGGACTAGTTGGTCCTCAAGGTGAGCAGGGAGGCCAAGGTGAAGTTGGTTACCAAGGTGCTCAAGGTCTAGTTGGACCGCAAGGTGAGCAGGGTGCCCAAGGTGCTGTTGGATTCCAAGGCGCCCAAGGTCTAGTTGGACCACAAGGAGAACAAGGTGCCCAAGGTGAAGTTGGTTACCAAGGTGCTCAAGGTCTAGTTGGACCACAGGGAGAACAAGGTGGTCAAGGTCCCGTAGGCTACCAAGGTGCCCAAGGTCTAGTTGGACCACAGGGAGAACAAGGTTCTCAGGGTGCTGTAGGTTACCAAGGTGCACAGGGTCTAGTCGGACCACAGGGAGAACAAGGTGGTCAGGGAGCAGTTGGATTCCAAGGTGCACAGGGTCTAGTAGGTAATCAGGGTGCTGTAGGTAATAAAGGTGCTCAAGGTGAGGTAGGTAATAAAGGTGCTCAGGGTGAAGATGGTCCTCAAGGTGAACAGGGTGGACAAGGTGCTGTAGGTAATAAAGGTGCTCAAGGATCTGTAGGTGACCAAGGTGCTCAAGGTGCCGTAGGTAATAAAGGTCCTCAAGGTGAGGTAGGTAATAAAGGTGCCCAAGGTGAGGATGGACCACAAGGTGACCAAGGCCCTCAAGGTGGGGTGGGTGATAAAGGACCTCAAGGTGGAGTAGGTGATAAAGGAGCCCAAGGTGAAACTGGAGCGCAGGGTGAACAGGGTGGACAAGGTGCTGTTGGAGATCAGGGACCACAGGGAGTTTCTGGTTCAGTAGGTGCACAGGGTCCAGTCGGAGGATTTGGTAATGCAGTATTGTTTGATACCAGCTCAAATCTACCTAGTAACATTAACTCAACTGCATCAGCTATGATTAGACAGTTCCGTACAGTGAACACTATATATGCTGGGGATGTTTATTGGCATATTGGAACTGGTCGTGTTTACAGGGCAACAGTTGACAGAATAAATACTACGACGAATTCCACTTTTACTGAGTTGACAAATAACCAAGGATTTGTGGATATGAGTGGACTACTAAATACAGGGACAGCACCCAATGAACGTATTGAGTTCACAAGTAACAGTATTGATATCTTTGACAATAGCAATAATCTAAGAGTCAAGATTGGTAAAATATCGTAATTGAATACACCCCCGAAAGGGGGTTCCACATACAGGTATATTATGTTTACAGTAATTGATAATTTTTATGCAGATCCCGACTCAGTTCGGGATTATGCTTTAAGTCTAGACTTTAATGTTTCGGGTAACTATCCCGGCCTAAGAACATCTCCATGTACCAATGCTGGTGGATATGTTGATTCTATGAAAAACTCTTTAGAGGGGATCATAGGAAAAGCAATAACATACTTTCCACTAGACAACTATAACACTTCCTTCCAATACACTACCGAAAACTGCAAGACATGGATTCATCACGATAAAATGTCCTATGCGGGAGTCGTGTATCTAACGCCTGACGCGCCTCTAGATTCCGGAACTGCAATCTATAAACATAGACAGACTGGAATTATGAAACATGAAGATTCATGTCCAGTAGATTTTAATGAATTCCAGTTGGTTGAAGGTGACTGGGACATTGTTGCAGAATCTAAAAATATTTACAACCGACTGGTATTATATGATGCGATGTACTATCATCGCAGTGTAGTTCCCGGCTTTGGTTCAAACCAATACGACGGTAGATTATTTCAGACATTCTTCTTTGAGGCAGAATAATGAAATTGATGACAACGTTGTTGACTTCCAACGACATCCCTAAGTTAGCACGATTAGTTAAATCTGCCCAACAAGTCATCAAAATTGAACCAATCGAATGGGAAGTGGTGATCGTTGTAAATAGTATTCATGAAGGATACTATGAAGATGTATGCGCACTTAATTTACCATTCCGTGTAGTCAATACGGAAAGTAATGGTAAACCAGGCCGTGGTAAAAATGCATGTCTAGATGTATTTCTAGAAAGTGACTGTGATTTTGTATCTCAGATCGATGGAGATGATTTTTTATATCCGTCATACTTACAGTCGTTGTGGAATCATTATAAGCATTATCCTTGCATTGATGTTCTAGGTGTGGTACCATGTGATTCTATTTGCAGTTGGGAATTGGTTTCGGGACATTACTGGCAAGTTAATGAAACTTACTTTGCAAGTGTATGGGGCACATCGATGTGCTCTCCTCACGAAAACTTAGGACCACAAGAAAGTCATTTGTTTATTGATGAACGTCCAGTGTCGGTTGACTTCATTATGTTGCAGAGTCGTAAGTCTGCACAAATAAAAATGAACGAAGATATTGGTAACGGAGAAGATCACGCATACACCTACAAGTTATTAGCAGAACACCAGAAGGGAAATCTGTGTTACTTCCTATCAATGTCAAGCGACTTATATTGTATCGATAGGACGACTGAAGGAAGTGCTCAGAAGGTTCATAGTTACGAAGAATATTTACAGCCGCTGAAGGACGAAGCACTTAAACATGTCTCCCAGTGGAGAAGTAGTGCATATGAACTTCCGGTAATATACAAAGACTTATTGATGAATCATCATCAAAAAGAATCATGGTTAAACAAATTTTTAAATGACTCATAAAAACGTTATAAATATAAGAATAATATTTCTAACATGCGTAGGATAAGAACATGGCAGCAATTGTAAGACAGACATTAAGTAGGAGCTTAGCGAAGGATCTGCTGATAGATATGCAATCTTCTGACAGTTACTATATTGGTATCGGTAAATCAGACGAATTTCCAGTTTCAGAAAATTCGGAAACAACTATAGACCCAGTAGACTGTCCACGTGATGAAAGAGAGTTCCGACATAACCTACAATCAATCAAGAAAATTGAGGGTTCAACATTCGTTGCCAAGAGAGTAAATTGGTCATCGGGATCGATATACACTGGATGGGATGACGCAACTTCTTCGGATATCGTAGAGCCATGGACGCCATTTTACGTATTAAACGATGCTAAAGAAGTATACGTTTGTATTGATTATGGTAAGAATGTAGATGGTACTCCAAAGCAATCTATGGTCGAGCCTAATTACGGCTACCATAAAGATCTTCTAGATTCAATAGATCCTACCAACACATGGGACCATACCAAAGTTTTTGAAACTGGAGATGGATATACATGGAAGTTCTTATACTCCATAACACCGGAGCGAATCTACCAGTTCTTATCATCCAACCACTTTCCGATACAAGAAACAGAACCAGATTACCACGGTGGGGATTCAATCGAAGACCTACAGCGTGATGTTCATCTTGCTGCTGTAGGTGGCCAAGTCACCCGTGCAAAGGTAATAACACAAGGTCTTGGTTACGTAACCGAACCTACGGTCACGGTAGTCGGTGATGGATCAGGCGCAACTGCTACTGCTGTTATTGACGCTGATGGTAAGGTCACTGAAATTAAAATGACGGACTACGGTTCTGGATACACATACGCTTCGCTTACAGTAACCGATGGCGATACCGAAAACTGTACGGCAGTACCAGTAGTAACTACCTCAGAAGGTCTGGGTAAGAACCCTATAGATGATTTGAAAACAAGTTCTATTCTAGCAGGTATCAAACCAGACGGTAATGTCAACGGAACATTTATCACTCGAAACACTTTCCGTGAAATGGGTCTTATTAAATCTCCGCTACTACCAGACGGATCTACTCCGTTCACCGGAACTTCGGTAAAAGTATTACCTACATTGACCTTAGAAGATACCTCACCATTTATATCAGGAAAACTTATAACGGGCGGAAGTAGTATTGCCAAGGCATATGTTGATCAGTCCGATGGTAACGTTGTTCATTACCATCAAAATGAATCGACAGGGTTTGTCGAGTTCGAAGAAAATGAGGCCGTAGTTCAAGAAGGTCAGGTTGCGGGTGTTATTGCAACGGGTGGATTGTCTCCAGTAAATGGTATAGATCGCTTCTCTGGTGAAGTCCTATATATTGAGACAAGAAAAAGAATCAGACGCGACGAAGAACAACAAGAAGATATCAAGATCGTAATAACCGTTTAGGATAAATCATGGCAGATTTTACAGATAAGACGTTCAGAGAAACTTACCGCGATTTTTACGATCCGAAAGATGGTTATTATCGTGTACTCTATAATTCAGGTAAGGCTCTTCAAGCACGTGAGTTAAATGAATCACAAACAATAATACACGAAGAGATCGCACGTTTCGGTCGTAACATATTTACAGAAGGTGCACTAGTCAGCCCAGGTGGTTCGACAGTTGATAATAGGATAGAATATATTCGTCTTGATGCTAATAGTGTTATAGATCCTAGTTTAGTTGGTGAGACTCTAACTAACGGTACTATACAGTTTATTGTCCTTGAGGCGTATAATGCAGTACCAGAGCAAGATCCATCAACTCTTTATGTTAGATATACAGATACCTCAAATGTAACCGACACAGATAAAGCACCTCGCGTTCAATCAGGAGACGTTTTAACTCGCCCAGATAATTCTACTCTTACTGTAATCGACGACAGTGAAGATGAAATTCCGGCAGCAGGTCGTGGCACTAAAGCGTACTTTGCGCCAGGCGAGTTCTTTGTACAGGGTCACTTTGTTTATATGGAAGGCGGAGAATCTTTCCTATCCAAGTATAGCACAGAACCGACAGCAGATATCGGTTTTGTGATTGAAGAATCAATCGTAGATGAGAGCGAAGATTCTAATCTATATGATAACCAAGGCGAAGTTCCAGACATCACTGCGCCAGGCGCTCATCGATATCAGATCAAACTAACACCCACTACTCGCGATCAAGTCGATATAAGTCAAAACTTTATATTTGTCGCACGTGTTGTTAAAGGTGTTATCACACGTGAAGTAAGTACATTCGATGCATACAGTCGAGTTAATGATCTGCTTGCACGAAGAACAAAAGAAGAGTCTGGTGACTATGTTGTAGATAAGTTTACTGCGATATTCGAACCTCTGGATAACACTAATTTAAATCTAGATGTTTCTGAAGGTATAGCATATGTAGATGGTTATCGATTAGAATTTGGTCAAACAGATATTACCGTACCAAAAGCAAGACAAACTCTTCAAACATTTAACGAACCAGTACCAGTTGCATATGGTAACTATGTTTATATCGACCCGACCTCATCTGAAGGTTTCGGTAGATTAGACGCATTTGGATATTTGGCTATCTACGACGCAGCATCAGGTGGATCTGTAATAGGTTACTGTAATGTCCGTGGTATACAATCCGACTCATTTGGTTACCGACTATACATTTTTGACATTCGTATGTCTTCAATACAAGGTGGTACAGGATATCATAGTTTTGCTGATGCAGTATCATTACAGGATAATATTCCAGGCGCTGGTAGCCCAAGAATTCAATTAGTAGATAGCACAATACATGAGTCATCTAACAATAGTCTGCTGTTCCCGCTACCTAGAACCAGTCCAAAAGATGATTCGATTACTGCAAACTATACAGTACAGAGATACACTAGAATACAGTCTGATAGTCAAGGTGTTATTAGTTTGTCTGGCGTTGAAAATAATCGTTGGATAATCGCAGAGTCCGAAACCTCTATTCTAACTGGTCCAGAATCAGTACCAAGTATGGCGGGTGTATATTCGGGTCTAACCCCAAACACTAATCATGATATTGCATATTACGTTGAGGTCTCTAACGCAACACCTCGCACAAAGACAATAACGGTTGCAGAAAAAACACAGACTCTTCCATCGACAGACTGGGAGAAACGTCCTGTATTTACAGATACCGTAGATGGTATCTCTCTTCAATCAGTTTTATTCAGAGATAGTTCTGGTACAGATTGGTCTGCTGCTGAAGACATCACTCACCAGTTTTATCTAGACGGCGGTCAACGTGATAACTTCTATGACGAAGCTGTCGTGTACTTGAAGCCAGGATATCTTTTACCTACAGGTGACCAATCTGAGATAAAGGTTACATACACACATTATACGCATACTGGACCAAGCGGAAGCACGTTCTTCTCTGCTTCATCTTATGCAGACGATAGTTATGAAAATATCCCTAACCATACCAGTGCGACAGGTCAGTCCATCTCTTTAAGAGATGTATTAGACTTCCGACCTTCCCGAACATTTGGTTACACCGGAGAATTCAACGTAGTCGCAGAGTTACCTCAGAATGCATCTGCCATCACTATTAATGATATAGAATACTACTTACCTCGTATTGACGTTTTAGTGGCGAACGCAGTAAACAGCGGCATTGGGTTTGGTGAACTACAGGTTATACAGGGGGTTCCTAGTATAACTCCAAAGGAACCAGAGATTCCAGTAGGTTCACTGTCTCTATATACGTTTACTTTGAGCCCTTACACATTCAGTGCATCTGACGTTTCGACAGCTTATATTCCAAACAAGCGATATACTATGAAAGATATCGCAAAATTAGAACGACGTTTGGATGAGTTGTATGAAAGGACTGCATTGAGTTTCTTGGAAACTAATACTCAGTCCCTAGTCATTACTGATAACCAAGGGCAGTCAAGAGTTAAGTCAGGATTCTTCGCTGATAATTTTAGTACATTCGACTACTCTGACATTAATAACGAGAACTATAGAGCGTCCGTTGATAGAAGTGGATTGTTACAGGCATCTTTTCGTGAAAATTCAGTACGACTATCATATAGCACAGATAACGTTGATACCGTAATAAGCAAGAAGGGTGATTTGGTTACCCTACCATATGTTGAAGTCGAATTCACCGAACAGGAACTTGCTACTAGTTTTATTAATGTTAATCCTCATACTGTAGTATCGTATATCGGTAATTTAGAATTGTCTCCATCATCGGATGAGTGGAGAGAATCTAGAGATTTGCCTCCGGTAATACAAAGCATTTATCACACTCAAGAAGATTTGTGGTACGGCGGTAGTTATAATTGGATCGACGGTAGTGTAACGTCATTCAATAGTAACTTACATATGCCTTTGGCTGAATATCAATACAAATATGAAAATATGGTTCACGCACAAGACTTGCTTGGTGAAACTATTGGTGGACAGCAAATCATTCCGTATATGCGTTCTCGTAGAATCAACTTCGTCGCCAAAGGACTTCGTCCTAACACTAAGATGTTTGCATACTTTGACGGTGTAGACGTAAGTAATTGGGTTCGACAGGAATCAACTACCCAACGATTTGCGGATAATCCACAAGAATTTGGTAGTGAGTATGCAAACGAATCAGGATATCCAGCAGACTTAGGTGGACCAACTCTCTTGCAGACAGATAGCAAGGGTGAGCTAATCGGATCATTCTTCTTACCTAATACAGAATCTTTGAAGTTTAGAACAGGAACTCAAAAGTTTGAGTTGTTAGATGTAAGTCTATATGACGCGGAGTCTACTATATCTACATCTGCGTTCTACTCGTCTCAAGGTGCTTTAGATACCTCACAGGGTAATATCGATACTACAAGAAGGGTCTACAGAAGTGAAGGACGTAATGATCCTTTAGCGCAGACATTCTTCGTCGACCAGATTGAAAACCCTAACGGTATATTCCTAACTCAGCTAGACGTATTCATGGAGTCTAAGGATAGCAATGCCCCTCTACAGGTTGAGGTTCGCACAGTAGAAAATGGAGTTCCTACCAATCAGGTCGTTCCAGGCTCGGTTGTGTTTGTCAATTCCGATGATGTCACAGTTACTTCATATGATTCTATTTCAGGCGAAAGTCAAGGAATGAATACACTATTGACTACTGGCGCAACTGCTGTTAAGTTTGACGAACCGATTTACTTGACAGGCGGTAAAGAATATGCGATAATACTATTCAGTGAATCCGTAGAGTATAACGTATATATTTCTGAATCAGAAGAATTTGTCATAGGAAGTAATCAGGACAAGGCTCCAAGAATTTCTACTCTAGGTTCATTATTCTTATCTCAAAACTCTAGCACATGGACACCGGATCAAAGTAAAGACTTGATGTTCAAGTTGCATCGAGCACATTTTGAGACATCGGGTAATTTAGTATTAGATAATACATCTTTACCTAAAGTCACATTAGAATTTAATCCTATTGAAACCGTTGCCGGTCAGACTCATACAGATGATATTGCTAACAACGGAATAGTAAAGGTTTATCATCAAGGTCACGGATTCAGTAACGAAGATATAGTTTCTATCTCAGGTGTTGTCAATGATATTGGTGGAGTTCCCGCTTCAGAAATGAATGGCCTACTTGAAGTATATCAACCAACATGGGACGGTTATTATATTAAGGTTCCTACTGTCGCAACTGCTAGTTCATCCGGTGGTGGTAATACGGTTGTCGCTTCACAACAAGTCTATTACGATACGTTCGTTCCACAGATCCAAGCAATAGTACCTAACACTACTAAAATAAATGCAGGCCTGAGTGCGCCTGTCGCAAAATCCTATGGTTCTTCTTCAGACAGTCGTACAGTAAATCAGTTTGTATACACTTTACAGGACGAAGTTCCGGTCTTTATAAATGAATATAATTTGAACTCACAACCGAAGATTGTTGCTTCTTCTGAAAACGTATCAACTGAAACGCTAAAGTTAAACCTATCATTGGTCACAGCAGATCCAAAAGTTTCTCCTGTAATTGACCTTCAACGTGTTGCAGTTATGACATTAGAAAACGTAATTGATCATGATGTATATGATCCTAATACAGATACACCGGATTATACTACGTTTGCATATGCTGCGCAACACATTACAACACCAGTTGTTGTTGATGAGTCCTCACTTGGCCTAAAGGTAATATTTTCAGGTAACCGACCATCTGGTTCTGACTTTGAAGTTTATGTTAAGACAGCACCAGACGAAGATACATTGGTCGCGTCTACTGCTATAGAAGGAGATTCTATACACGAATGGGTAAAGGTCGATATAGACAGAGAAATCCCTACAAGCGACAACCCATCTAATTTCCCAGAGTATGAGTATACTCATGAGTCAGAGCAGTTTACCGCATTCCAGATTAAGATCGTAATGCATTCAGAGAACTCTTCTAAGTCTCCTTTAATTAAAGACTTACGTGCAATTGCTCTGATAACAGGAGGTTCGGGTTCCACAGGTACTACTACCACATCAAGTTCAAGTAGCAATAGTGGTAGTACAAACACTACTAGTAGCACAGACACCGCCGGCGAAACCAATACAGGTGGCGATGATACGGGTACAGATACAGGAACTTCTTTATCAGCAGTTGCATTCCCTGAGATAAGTCAATTACCAACTTCGGTATCTATCACAGGCGCTCCTCGTATCCTAAGTCAGTACAATCCAGAATCGGACATCAATAATTACATGACTCCGAATGAGTACTGGCATCAAGGTACACGAAGGGTTCGATTGTTTGCTAAGTTCGATAATAATGGTGATTTCCAACTATACACCAATGACCCTAAAAAAGGAAGTGTCAATGTTGGGGACGATTCTCTAACAGGAAGTACTATCCTGGCCACAGGTAAGTGGTTGGATAGACCAGTAGAAGTGGGAGAGATTTTTGAATGTGGTTTCAGAATCACTCATGTTGACGATGTAGCACTACCTGTTTACTCTGGTGCTTTTGCAACCCAGGCCACTCCTAGAGCAGAACTAAGAAACGTAGGTACTGGTGCAGACATAGGTTATCAGGAAGTTATTTCCGTTGATGTTGGTGAACTTGACTCTAGCGGTAACATGATTACTTGGGGCGGGCATGGACTCGTTATCGATGAACATAGCAACTCGCTTGATAATGGTGCATCGTGGACTGTCGATTCACTACATCTAGATCCAGAAGTTGCCATCACTGGTACAGTAAGAATAGAAATATTCATTAGCCCAGACAATAGTCTAGACAATGGAACCACCCTTACAGGAACTACCTCTATACCATTAGATGTTAGCTATACTCTAGAGGGTGCCCCACTGGTTGATGACTCACTTGAGTCTCAGTTGGTTCTTTTGAATGCGGATGATGGTTTTGTTAATGACCCAGACCCTACTCTAACACACTATTCACTGGATTCGACTAAACCTAAAAACTTCCATTATGGCGCGACCGTTTCAGACCAAGTGTTGACAGTTGATGCAAACAGTTCTGTCGACTTCCATATGATGTGGGGGTCTGAACAAAACAGCACTATCGACGTAACTTTCGGAGCCGCATGGACGAATTCAGGAACTACTGTAACACTTAACCGTGGAGATTTCGCGTCGTTCACCGTTGCAAATGCTCCACAGGGCACTGACGCTACTGTTACAGCAACCACTACTCTACTTGGTTCAACGTTCACCAGAGAAGTCAAGATGATCGTTGGTGAAGGTGCTACATCTACGCCTGGCGCCGGCGGCAGTGGTAGCAGTAATGGCGATGGTGGCGATGGTGAAGGCGATCCGCAGCAGAACTAATTATGAATAATCATATAAAAGTAGAAGGACATAATAATCTAGTGCGAGATAGACGAACTGGAGTGTTACTAAATACCAACAAGGCTGAGATAGATAAAGCACGGAAGATAAGCAAATCAAATCAAGAAAAGCAAAATCATATTGAATATTTATCCAAAGAAGTTAAAGGATTAAAGGAAGATATGACACAAATAAAAGAATTGCTTTTTCGTTTAGTAGAGGATAAAAATGAGTAACATACAAGTAGTCAATCTTGCAGACAACATCAACGCCGCGATTTTAAAGATCAATCAAAACTTCGCTGAGATAGATACGTCTAAGATGACAGAGGCCGAAGTCAATGCATTGATTCAGGCTGCGATCGATAGTCTAGACGTGAGTCTTGATGCCGCTGCAGTCCGTGCAATCATCGAAGGTTCCGACTTGGATATGTCCGGCAATAAAGTTTTGTTTGGCAACATGTACCAGTCAGTGTCAGACCTACCAAATGCATCCACCTATCACGGTATGTTTGCTCATGTTCATGAAACAGGTGGAGCATACTTTGCGCATAGTAATTCATGGATAGAACTTGCAAACAAAAGCGACATAGGGACAGGTTCTTCGGATGTTGAATCCCTAGACGACTTAGAAGATGTCAATACCACAGGTAAAACTCTCGGACAGGTATTAAAGTGGAACGGATCTATTTGGATCGCTGATGATGAGTCTGGTGGCGGTTCAGGGACAGGTGGTACATCTGTCTACACAGTCACAGTATACGCTCGTTCTCCAAAAGAGACTACCCCTACAAAACCAAACAATGGGTCATATACATTTTCGACCGGAACCTTTGCAGAACCTACGGGTCCAAACTGGTACAGAAGTATTCCTTCAACTCCAGCAAACGAAGATGTCTGGGCGTCTACTACAACCTTTATTACGCTTGACCCAGACACAACCGTAAACGCAGGCACATGGTCAGATCCATCACTTGTAGGATCACAGTCAACTCCAGTAGATAACAGTGCGGGAGCTAAGTATGCACAGATATTTGCATATAAGAGAGTTGCAAGCGATACGACACTTGGCGCAGCTGATGCTCCAGTGGGCGGTACATTTGATTTCTCTACAGGAATTTACTTATCACCAGATGAAGAACAGGTAACTGCATCGGTAGATGCTGGATGGGAAAGCACACCCCCACCTCGTACCGAAGAAACTCCTCAACTGTATGTTGTAACAGGTATTGCAAGTGATGTAGATCTTGCAGAAGGTGATACAGTTGATACTTCGATCACATGGGGAGATCCACGACCAACGTCTTCAGGTACAGATGGTCAAGATGGTAGGTCCACGTTCCTTGCAGTTGCATATCGTCGTGTAGCAGATACGGCAGACGCCAACAACGATTTAGTTGTACCAGATGAGCCACGTGGTGGTGGTATCGATTTCGGTGCAGCCACTCCAGCAGGAGTTCATCTAGGATTCCCTATTACAGATTCTTCGGGTAACCAATGGTACTCAACACCACCATCTGGTACAGATACTCTATGGCAGTCATATCACTTATTCACACAGTTTGGTGATACCGGCGAAGACTGGGCTACAGACGACAGAACATCTACAGGTACGCCACTTGATTGGTCAGAACCTACGATTCAGTCGATCATTCCAGTATCAACATACTTCAAGTCTTTGTATGCACGATCACATCTAGACCTAACACAGTCCGCATACATTCTACCGAATCCAGCAAACAATGCGAACAATGGTGCGGTGTATGACTTTACATTAAATCGATTCTCAAGTCTACCTTCACATGAAGGTATCAATTGGACAGAAGAGATGCCGCCGTTGTTCGATAGTAACGACGAAAGCAATGGTCCACTATGGGAGATCAGTACAGTCGCTACTCTTCGTGGTGCGATCGGTGCAGATAATACTCTAACATTTACTACACCAAAACTAATTCTTAATGTTGCGATTGATGGTATCGATGGATATCAAGTCACACAGGTTAATGCATACCGTCGTGCGGGTAGTTGGACTACATCCACTGCCGTGTCTGGCGGATCATTTAACTTTGAAACTAAAACATTTACACCGCCTGCAAATTGGTCTAAAACAGTACCAACAGGTGATAGTCAATTATACGTCATTACAGGTGTTGCGTCAACTCGACCAGACAACTATCCAACAGCAACTACTCCTCTGGTAGAAGATACTCAAATAGAATGGGATCTCCCAGAAGCAACTCAGGCGGGTGGTAATGGTGCACCTGGCCGATCTACTGCGCACGTTGTTGCGGTGACCAGAACACCAAGTGCTAGTGCTCCAAATACTCCTACAGGCGGTAGTGTTAACTTCACGGGTGGTATTGCTAAAGTAATGCCTACTGCAACTGATCATACATGGTACGACGATGTGGGTCTTATGGACGCCGCAGGGTACAATGTCGGTGGTACAATATGGGCATCCGAAGCAACTTTCTCTATCAGTGGTGATGAGGGTACAGACAACACTGCAACTTGGTCTGCTCCTTACCTAGACCACAATAACGGTGCGGATGGATTCTCGACATATCAGGTACAGATCTTTAAGAGAGATTCTTCTACTGCGACAGTATCAAGCATTACAGGGACTCTACCTACAAACAATGACCCAAGTGTTTACTATGATTTTGATAACGATGGAATGTCTGGACTACCTTCTGATTGGTCAGAGACTCCACAAGAAGATCGTACACTAGGTAATGCACTATGGATGAGTCGTGCGGTAGCTACAGTTCAGGGTGACTTACAAGGAATCGATGATGATTTAACATGGACAAGTCCAGTTATCTACTCTGTCGATGGTGATTCAGGAACTCCGGACTTAGAAAATCTACCTAGAGAATCTCGCGGATACGTTTACTACTATACTGTTATAGAGGCAGAACAGGATACTTTAGCAGCATCACTACAGCCTTCTTACAATGCAACACTAGGATTTACTTGGGATGATACAGATGGCGGTTCAATCACTGGATTGAATGGTAACTGGGGTATGAACCCAACAGTAGACACTAACTTATCTGGAACGTTATGGGCTGCTCGATACTTTGCAGAAAGAAGTGCCGAGGGTGTCACGACGGTTGCAGTAAGTGCTGCATTCCGTAGTTACAACTTTAATGGTTTGGTTACTTTCCAAAACATGAACCAAGAGTTAGGTAATCCGCAATCATCTTTAATCACAACTATTGATGGTGGTCATATTACCACGGGTAGAATCGATGCAAGTTTAGTTGCTATTACAACTGATCCAGATAGTTATGAAGAGGGAGACACTGGTCTAAATATAACATCTAGTGTAGCTGGACAAGGTAGTATGTCAATTACTAACGATCTTATCACGATTAGTGACGCTAATAATGTAAGAGTCAAACTTGGTAAACTATCATGAGTTATGGACTATATATTTCAGACGGTGTTAATGGGTCTGTTATCACCAATTCAAATAATATTTTTAATGAAGAATATGAATTTGAATTTACTAGTCAAGCAATTTCAGGGGGTTCTTCAATAGATATTCAAACGAGTGGTGCTGGAAATCCAGCACTCATAGGTATTTTCATTGAAGAAAACACAGGGTTAGATGCAGACATTGAAGTAGAAAGAGATTCTGTCAATGACATACTAAGAATTAAAAATACAGGAACTTCTTCGCAATCTGTTTCTGCAAAACTATTCAGGTTTCAATAATGAGTGATTATGGCTTAACAGTATATAATGATAATAACGGGTTAATGTTTGACTCTTCTCGTAAAATGAATAGTTATGTTGTTACTGAAATTGGAACAGGATTGGGACCTAGTATTACGATAGGTTCAGATGATTTTGTTTTTGTAAAGGTACCATATGGTCAAGCAAGCAGTTTTGCAACCACTGTAGTGTTTATGGGCGCACCCTTAACTATACCACCAACTGCGCCGGCATTTTATGGACAAGATTTTACTCTGACTAACAACAATGGTATTAGTAACACCACATGGACATCCCCTACTCCAGTAATCCTAGATTACTTTGTAGTACGACATTCTAGTCAAATATCATCTACGGATGATTATGGTCTAGTTGTGTACAACGAAGATCAAACTGTACAATTTGATAGTAGATCCATAACATTAGGACAGCATTTTAAGATCAACAGTTTTTATGAAACGAGAACTGTGGATGCTTGGTCACCACAAAATGGTGGTGAAGAACTAGGATCTTCAGGTGACTACGTTGAACTTTCAAAATGGACAAATGGAGTAGTTGGTGGACTTATTACTAGTTCTACGGTTATAGGCCTATGGATTGGTCCACGTCATGCTATAAATTATTTCAGTACTGCGATCGACCTCGGCAACTCTGGCGATGACGATGATTCACCGCTGGGGCCACCCGGCGGCAACGGACTCCCAACCAGCGGTGGTAACTTTGCCACAAGTACTGAAAGTTATAATAATTCCATTAATGCAATGATCGTTACTGGCGTATTAATTTAAAAAAGAGAAAGAAAATGATTTATTACATCGCATACATTAGAAATAATGAAATACAAACATTAAAGTTAGCCAGTGGCTCTAACGAACCTGAAGGTTTAAGAGAAGATGGCACAACAATTGTACACATCGATTTTGTTGTTCAAGACAAAACAGATTTTATACAAACTCATTATTGGGATGGTGACTGGAAACAAAGAGAACCTTCTCCAAATATACATTCTTCTTGGGTAGATGGAGAATGGGTTTGGGATCAAGAAGATCTAATGAATGAAGTCAGATTTATGAGAAATCGCATTATAGCGAGCACTGACTGGACTCAGCTCTCAGACTCTCCACTATCTACTGATATGAAGAATGCGTGGGCGGGGTATCGTCAAGAATTAAGAGACTTAGACTTTATTGATCCGGATATGTCAAATATTAATCAGGTTAACTGGCCAGAACCCCCACAATAATTATTTACTTAATCTCTGAAATTAGAATATTATAAGTAAAGTAAATATTTTTTTAAAAATGTGCTTAGACTTCGTTTATGCACATTTTTTTTGTTATAAATAAAGGGGTCATTAACCAATAAACTTTAACTTTAGCTAAAGAGAGACGATATCGTGTCAGCATCTAGTATACCACTAAAAATTAAAAATACCGATGGTGACCTACAGGAATTCACTCCAGCGCAAGAGATGTATCTTGCGGTAAAGGTGGGTGAAGCATTAGCGGAGGCCTCCGCTGGTGATGTCGGTGACATCAGTCTAACCAATGGTACAAACATCGGTTCTTTTGTAGATACGTACTACAATGAACCAGCGGGTACACACCCAATGTCTGCTATCACTGGCACAAGTGTAACTACAACCTTGAAACAGGTTGCTGGTTCCGCGAGTGAATCTGGTTCTGATTTTGCCCGTCCTGTCGGTTATTATGCAGATAATTCTAATCCTGGCTTCTACGAAATGGTAGACTCAGATTTAGATAATCTCACAAATCGTGCACTAAAAAATGTGGAGACCCTAGGTCTTCAGGGTGCATATGAACTTTCAACGTCCTCGCCAGGCAGTGATTGGACCAAACACATCGATGGTGTGTTCTCCGATACTCATGGTGACGGTACAACAACTCAATACCACATCTGGAAGAAAGTTACTTTGGCAACACCACCAGCCGGTGTTACCACTACACGTCCAGTTGCAACCGACTATGATGGTACTTCATCATTCAGCGGTTTTAAAGAAATGTCAGACGCGGAAATCAAGTATACACTTGGTCAACGCGCTAAGTCACTCCGAGCAACAGCAGGTGCGATTGGTTCATACCAGTTGCGTTCATCTGCACAAGGTGCTCCAACTCTAGCAGGTACATGGGTACCACGAGGTTCTGCCTCTAACACCCGTCGTACTATTGTCGACGTTGCATACTCTCGTACACGTAACTCAGCTTACACACGTACAAGAATCTCTGCATATACTCGTAACCGTATTTCAACATATACTCGTAATAGTGTAGATACTTTCTCACGTACGTTTGTTGGAGAATATACGGGAGCGTATTCACGTGACTTCGTAGGAAACTATGCTCGTGACTATGTAGGCAACTACGCAAGAACTCGCGTTTCATCATATACACGTAACAGACTAACTGCATTTACTGGTTATTTTGCCGGTACTTACAACCGTTCACGTGTTTCTACATATGTCCGAAACCGAATCACACCATTTACTGGTACATTCTCACGCAATAGAGTTTCTTCTTATACTCGTGGTCGTGTATCAACTTACACAGGTACTTACTCACGTACACGCAGTTCTGCTTACACAGCAGACTACACTCGTACTCGTGTGTCAGCATACACCGGAACTTACTCAGGAACTTATTCCCGTAACCGTGTATCTGCATATGCCGGTACCTACACACGCAACCGTGTATCAACTTATGCACGTACTAGTACTCGAACTCGTACATCTGCTTACTCAGCAGACTACACCCGTACTCGTATAACTAATTACACACGTGACCGTGTAACAAACTTCGCAGGCGTTTTCTCTCGTGCACGTGTTTCATCATACACACGCAATCGAGTTACTAACTTCGCTGGTAACTTCGTAGGTAACTATGCTCGTGGATTCGTGGGTAACTACTCACGTGGCTTCGCAGGCAACTACTCTCGTGGTTATGCTGGTGATTATGTTGGTAACTACGCTCGTGTTTCTACTCGTACATC